TCTGTCTAAATAGACCTGCTCTTTGTCCAGATCTAGCCTTTTAAGGCCTTCTAAGGCCATCTGGCGGAGCTTCTGGTCAGCATTGGTCTTAGGGACAGGCAGAAGGTCTAGACCCTGGTAGAAGTCGTATTCTTCAATTTTATCGGCTATCTCCATAGTATTGGTATATATGTCAGTTCTATTTATGCCAGCCTTATTAAAGTCCGCCTCTATTTCAGTCCTAGTCTGAATAAATAGATTATAGTCTACAAATGATATCTTTCGGTCAGGATAAAGATAGTTAAATCTATCTAACATATCCTTCATCTGACGAGACATTTCGAAGTCTGCTTCTTTATCTGCCTTTGGAGATGTGGATAAAATAAGCATAGCCTCTTCTAATATACGATCTTCTTCTTTGGCAAAGTGAGCATCTCCTGTTGCCACCGCCTTAATTTTAAGTTCATCTGCTAGCGACAGCAGGCCTTCATTTATTTCTTTCGGATTGTGAGATTGAACCTCAATATAAAAATCTTCACCGAAATTCTTCTTAAAGTCTTTGAGAATAAGTTTAGCTTCGGAGAACTCATTCTTCTCGATGCACTTAGAGATAAGCCCATTAAGGCATCCAGACAATACAATAACGCCTTCCGAGTATTCATTAAGTATCTCCCTATCAATACGTGGCTTGTGATAAAAGCCTTCGTTCCATGCAAGTTCCTGCAAAATATTTATGTTCTCTAAACCCTTTTTATTTTTAGCAAGAAGGATAATATGGTTGTATGCCTGAATTGATTTATCTGTTTTAGATGCACGATCAAATCTATCTGTAGGAGATATATAGGCCTCTACGCCAAGAATGGGCTTTATGCCTTGATCTTTACATGCTATCTGCATTTCACGATGTGAAGAGAGAGTTCCGTGATCCGTAATTGCTAATGCTGTTTGACCAGCATCTTTTGCTGCCTTGACCAGTTCGGCAGGAGAGTTAAGACCATCCATTAATGAATAGTAAGAATGCACATGTAAATGTGTGAATGACATTAACTCTCCGCCTTTAATCTGAACTTACCAGTCTACGCTGCTACTTGAAGCTGAAGACTCTTCTGCATTACCTGCTTCGCCCATATAAAAAGCTTCCTGCTCTGCATATGGAACATGGCGTACTGCTGTTTTTTCTAGGTCATACAATTCTAGCGCAGTGAAATCAAATGGTGCCTCGTCTTTTGCTAGTGGAATAATTGTATAACTTGTGTCTGTCTTTGAACCATTGCGCTTAATTCTCCACATCAGGTTAGTGATGCTTCCCATCTCGCCAGCGTATTCAATTAAGGTAGGTGTAATTGTTTTACCGCTTGTACCTTGTGAAAGAATTGCAACATATGGCTCTTCTTTACCATCGTCTACCAAGACGTTGATATATAGGCGGGTCCTGGCCTTCCAGCCAGCCTTTGGATCTTTGCGATGTTGTTCGTTTGCCCAGTCACGTCCTTCTGACTCCATTGTATCTAGAGCCTTGCGACGATAATCTTTTGGGTTAGTGTGCTCTAATGCGATAAATCCGCAACCAAGCTTATCATTATATGTTGGTGAATCTGGATCAAGTTCCTGAAGGAATCTAATCTTTACGCTTTCGCCGTCTTCAACTTTTAGCCAACGGCCTTTGTTTTCGTCTCCGCCAGAATATGACGGCTTGTCGAGTGCTTTGTTTAGGTCCTTTAGACCCTTTACTATACTCATATGTATCTCCTTATTTGTAGTTGATGGTATATATCCATCTGTGTTTTCATTATATCATGAGTTCCAGGATCTGTATTCCATGTCGGATACAGAATTTTTAATACAAGCTTTTATCTCCTCGTCGGTTAAATCGCCAGCATCTTTTGCACCATGAGGATATATCTTACCATATTCGTACGAAGCCCACAAGAGGTCTTTAAACTTTAATTTATTGGCTATGCTATATCCTAAGTCCCTGCCAGCAACATCATTGTCTGTCATAATAGTTATTTTATTAAAATGTCTATTTAATAAATTGTGCTGTTCTGTTGACAAGAATCCACCTAATGTTGCCACGACATTTGGAAACCCAGCCTGATGTATACGTATTGCATCAAAGCTTGACTCTACAACTATAACTTGGTCTCCAATTTTTTTGGCACGGTGAATATTAAATAATGTTTTGCTCTTAGGCAAATTTGTGCTGTTCTTAAATGCTTTGCCTTCTATGGATCTGCCAACAATTCCTATAGCCATTCCGTCTGGGCTATGAACTGGAACAGTTACCATGCCCATGTTTTCTGAATACCCTAATTCAAAATAGATTAGAGCTTCTGACAATATGCCACGAGATTTAAAATACTCCTGGGCCTTATCGCTTGACATTAATCCTTTATGTAATTTATCTAGTGTATCCTTAGAGAACTCTTCAAAGACAGGCTTGTCTGACATTGTTTCTGCAAGCAACTCGTCAAAGTTTTCTAAAGCCTCCGCTTCCTTTGAAGATATAAATCTCATTGCTTCAAACTCTGTCTTATTCATAACACGCTTGACTAATTCTTGAAGAGTGCCTGCTTCTCCGCATGATGGATTAAAACAAATAAATGCGCCTTTTTCACGACTTACGCTAAAGCTAGATGTGTGTCTATTAGAATGAAATGGGCAGTAACATAGAAAGTCATTGCTAGTTTCACCAGTTACCTGCAACCCTATTGATTTTAGGATTGACTTGATATGTGCTGGCGTGTACTGCGTGGTATCGACTTCCCTTGTGTTATACCCTCTGATTGCCATGCCTTCTTCTTTCCCACATAAACACCATGAATGCTCATTAAGAACTTCCATGTCTCGCCCGTAAATTCTACCGAAAAGGCAGGGTCTATGTCAAGTACCCTGACGTATCCTTTTCCTCTCATGTCGTGTGTTAATAAATTTTCATACTGCGGTCTTAAACTTATTAACTGAGAGTTGTCTTCAAACTCTACCTCGATCTGAAACCTTTTAATTTTTCGATGGGTCATTGTTTAAAGATGGTAAGTTTTCATAAATCGGAGTAATAATACCTCGATTAATATCCCAATCGAGATAGAAATCAAAATCTTGACCGTGACGGTTTTTTCTTGAAACAACTTCAATCATATTAGTTCCTGGGTATCTGTGAATAGCCATTGCCATATCAGCATCATACTCAATTGCCTTTGACCAAGCAACTTGGCTCATCATTGGTGGATTCTCTTGATCTGAAATATCATCTGCTGTGGCTGCAGTAATATCTATTACGGGAATGTTATTTGATACCGCTAGAAGTTTAAACTCACGAGAGATATTACGGTTACGCTCTACCTCAGAGTTGCTTCTTTTATTGTCATTAAACAACTGGTGGTAATCAAGAATGACTAAATCTGGCTTATGCTGATCAATCTTTCCTTGAATAGTTGCAGGTGTTACTTCTGCGGTTCCCTCATTTGATACCAGAATAAATGAATTCTTTCCAGCAAACTTTTTCTGACCCCATGATTTAAATGTGTCAACATCTACGTCGCCCTTTGAAAAATCAGAAGCTTTAAATAATCCAGAGCCCATCATTGTATATATGCGGTCACGCATATTCTCAGGAGACATTTCAAGAGACACAATCATTGGTTTAAATCCTTGTTCCCAAGCTTTGCATGCTAGGTATGAAGTAAACCATGTCTTTCCTTTTCCTGGCCAACCAATAGCAACAATTAAATGTCCTGGAGCCATGCCTGTAGGATATGCAGCATCAATTGCTTCAAAGCCTGTAAGGATTCCTGGACTTCCGCCCATGACTGCAGAACGTTCTTTAACTGAAAGGAAATGATTCTCTGCTGCTTCTAGGTCAATAACATCTACGTCACGAACATTGTTTGTAAACTTTGTTAACGATGCAAGCTTCATTTGCATTTCTGCAAGGACACGGGCTGCTGCATCTTCTTTTAATGCGGATCCTGATTGAATAAGAATTGATTTTAGTCTACTGGTTAGATACTCGTTCTTAAGTTTATCTAAGTAATAACCAGTCTCACCTTTGGTTGCAACTGGCTCAAAGTCCTTGAAACGTTCTACCAAGATTCCAACTTCTGGTACAGCCTTAAACTTATAATAGTATGACTTTAACGAGTTCCAAATGTCACGGTGTGATGTAAAGATATCGTCTACGTTATCTGCAAGTAGGGTGCTTATGTCCTTATTCTTGCATACTGCAGAGATTAATTCCGCCTCTGTATTCATCTATCTTCCTCAACCATTCTCTTAGTTTCTTCTCTTAAAATGCTTCTGTGTATTTTATCCTGCTCCGTATCGTGCTGTACTCTATCAATCTTATCGAAGTTGTAATAAAAAAATTGTAGTGGGTGTCCATATTTAGATGTTTTAAAGTAGTATATCAAAAGCTGTTTAGCCCTTTCAAATCCTACGCTATCTATAACATCTTGCATAGCCCACTTTTCTCTAAACTTATTTAGTTTAGGTTTCTTATTATACTTCTCTAAATAAAGAGATTCGTATAAACCAATAAGGACATATGGCTGTTTCTCATTTGCCACTGTTCAATTCCTTTTCAACCTCACGAGTCTTCTCAATAAGCTTGTTCTCTACAAAGGCGTATACTCT